TGGGGCCATAGACCCCGAATCTACCGCTCGGACGATTGTAGATACCCTCAATAATTCTGCCTACCGTGGCACCGGTGGTTCTAGCAACTTGGTCGCAGTGTGACAGTCTGGAATCCAATCTGGCGCGTCACCATTCAAGGGACGATTTACACCAACTTTACGCTTGCCAATCTCACAATAACTTCAGGCCGCGTTAATATTTATGAGCAGGCCAATGCCGGTTATGTGAATATGCAGCTCATAAATCTTGACCAATCTGAAGTTAATATCAATATCAACGACTCTGTGACGATTGAACTCAAAGATTCAACTGCGACCTTCACTCCGATATTTGGTGGCACAATTACTGACGTCTCTATCTCAGTCTCTAGTTCCGGCGTCGTAGGAATCAACCAGACGATTTCAATCATCGCCCTTGGAGCCCTATCTCGCCTTCTTTGCCCATCAACCGCTTTGGAATGATGTGGTCAATGTGGAGTTGGCCTTCGGTCTCACCACACTGCTGACAGGCGTAGCCATCGCGCTTGAGTATCCGTTCCCTTATCGCTCTCCAACCCTTACCACTACCACCCTTCCACGAGTTAGACATCAGTGGTATCCCTTCGCTAAGAGGTGCCGGTAGGCGTTGCACATCGAACCATAACGATTCTTAATATAGCGAATAGTCCAGTCAATCTGAGAGTATCCATCGAGCCTTCTATACCGCTCATTCTTCATCTGTCCAAGTCCAAAGTGTGACCCGTTACGAGCTGAGACTGACCAAGATGACTCCTTAGTAATCAACGCGTTCAGACATTGAAATTGTTTGTAATCAACAATCCGAGAGTGTGCGTATAGCTTGAGATGATCTGTTTGAGTTATCGCTTGGGCTGGTGTAATTGCCGTTATTGAAAGCAAGCCTGCTAATAGGCAAAGAGCTGGCATTAGACGCTTTCGCTCTAGCGAGCAATCCGCCTCAGCGGCTCGCTTCAAGCGATAGCATCGTACCGACGAAGTCAAATACATCGCAAGTATGTGCATAACTTGAACGGGGCTCCTGCGTGTCATCCACCGTTTATTGGTGCCTGTGGATAACTCCTGTGTATAACTCATTTAATCATGTCCACTATCATTGATGGGAATGGTGCTGCATGGATAGCGTCTCCGAACTTTAATCTGCCACGTAAGAAGGTTATCCGGTGAGGTGTGCAGTAGTTGTGGAACCAGTGAGTATCCGTACGAGCAGGCAATAGCAAGACGACCGTTCGATTAGCACTCTCTTCGTGAGCTTTCTTTAACCAATGCCCGATGACGCGTCCGTACGGTGGATTTAACCAGACGACGTCACCATCCCAATCGACTGTTAGCCCATCACGTCTATCCGCGTCTGGATGGTCTAACCCGTACCATTTATCGCATTTCTTATTGGTGGAACTAGCTGCAGCATCCAGATCGAAGTGATAAATGGAATCGAGACGGTTATAGAATTCTTGCGGTGTGGCCCAGTTGTCGCTTTGGCTCATGTAGTGAACTTTCATCTCACGTGGCCCAATCCGCTATTTCTCATAGCTTCGACGTTCTCTTCTCCCATGCCAACGAGTACGCAAGGCATGAAGATTCCCTTGGTCTCACCGCTTGGAGTCATGAACTTGAGATTAGATGGAAGTATTAGAAAGCCGTCTCCTTTCACCCATAATGTGTCGAACCATCGAGCTTTGGAGACTTGCACCAAGGCGACGCCGTTGCCGTGAGCGATGAACTTATTGGCCCAAGGAGTTACGTCTGAGTAAGGTGGATTGCACCACACCCGGCCTTGCCAAGGCGTCGCCAGTCCGTCATCGATAACACTCAAGAACCGCTCAGCAGGAATCCATGGAACTCCGTTAGGTGGTGCCGATACGTCCATGTCGTAGCTGAGGCCGAGAGATGTAAAGATTGTCGGCGGTGTGTAGTAGTCATCCGATGTCCCGTGGTCGATGTCGTCGTGACCAAAGTCAAGGTCTAGGCGGTCGCTACTCACGATCTGTTCCAACACTGGCCACGGTTAGAAGCTCGCATTTGGTGCATTGGATTACTTCGACTCCAGGGGGCAAGTTATCCGTAATCTTTCCTTGAACTATCTGACGAGTTATCTTCTTACACTTTCGACATTCAAAGTCTAGCTGCGCCATATTGGCTCCTTTGTAGAGTCTCGATGGGTTGCAAGTTGATTTGACTGACCCACCACGAGTTAGATTTATCGTGCTTAAATCGTGGCTTCTTGGCCACGGCTACCGGTATCCATCCAGCGATGTAATACTGCGGTGATGTACCGACTACCAATACGGCGATGTCGGAGTTACGGTCGGATTCCTTGACGATTAGATGACCATCGCGCCACTTCGTATGCTTGACTTCGATGAACGAGGCCACATCGGCCTGCTCTTTGAAAGTTCCGCACGTGGGTTCGAAGTCTTTGATTCCAAAGTACTGCGCTACTGCTATCTCGGCCCCGATGGAGTGTGCGTCTCTGGCAATCCCCTCGTGTAAATCTAGCTGCTGAAAAGATTTATCCACCTTGTTCGAGTTTTCCATTGCTCGACGAAAGGCAACAGAACCAGCCGTGAATTCGTCATCTCTTGAGATATTGACGCGAATCACCGGCAGCCTTTGCAGAACCAAATTATGTTCTCAACGGGGTCGCTTTTCTGATAGCCCTGTGCGTCTAGTTGCACAATCATCGCGCATTTGTCGCATTGCTCGACTTTATATTCCGCGATGACTTTGCCGTTTTCTAGTAGCTTGGCGGTCATAGTTCTTGGGTCAATCATTTCCATGAAGTCGCTCATAACGCTATTGCCACCAATCCGATTAAAAGTAGAAGTTCGATAACTACAAGAATCTTGATGAGCCGGGCTTTTGTCATACTTGTGGCTCCCAAGTTCCTCGTGAAGTGAACACGTACCAAAGAGGCTGGCATTGTGTGGCCTTGCTCTTTTCGGTGCATGAGTAATTCGCCCACGCTTTTCCGGTCTTCGCAGACGTTCCCTCGCGCCAGATTCGGTGGCCATGAATGCACTCCGGTGCCGCAGCTACAAGCTCACCGCCAAGTTGGCTGGCAATCTCGTTAAGGGTTGATTTGACCGGCTGGCTAGTAGCCCAAGGGTCATAGTCATCGACCGTTGAAGCGACGACTTTAGCTTCGACGTGTTCGACTTTCTCCATGTCCTGACGTGTAGGCCTTTCAGGCGTACCGAGTAAAAGACCAATCGCGCGACCGATTGCCGAAGTGACAGTATCTTCGACGAAGAAGCGTTTCATTTGCACGTTGTAAGTTGCCACGTTGCCGAAGGCGTAATCGATGGCCGATGGTGTTAAATCTTCGTATTCACGATAGACCCGGCACTCGACGAATATGTAACCCTTTTCCGGGTTGAAGTCCACGATCTGATTCTCAATCCGACCGGTGGGATGTGTATCCCAGAAGCGTCGAATCCTTGCAGCTACATCTTCGTAGTTATCTAAGAACGCCATTAGGCCACGACCTTCGATGAGGCGTGGCGTGTAACTGCTCTGCCGCGTTGGTAGCCATCTTTATGGCCTTCTTTGTATCCGACTGAGTAACTTACGATGGCCCATAAAATGCAGGCAATCGCCATGAGGACGAATAGCCCAATTTCGCTGGTTGTCATTTTGCTCCCGATTCTGGGAACCGACTACCGGCTCCCGAATCAGAGAGTGACACCTTGGGCTGACATAATCAAGATTCCCGTCTAGCCGTCGGCGTGTCGAATGGCTAAGGGTGGTCTTTCAGATGCTCAATCATCAGCGTTCGGATTTCTCTGACGTCGGCTCTAATCCCCTCGGCAAAGCCGTTAGAGACGGGTCTTGAGTTCTTTTCTGAACGAGCTGCATAAACGGCAGCAATGCCAGAAATCGTACTCGCTGCGATTAATCCGACCGCCGTGATTGCATCGGTCATTTCCGGCCGAAGGTCGCGTCGTTAGGGTTGAGCCAGCGGAGAATAACGGGTGCAACGGATGCCAGACCTGCCATGCCGATGGCCTTTGGGTCTGTAATCCCGGCCAAATAAACGGTGAGACAAGAGGCCATAAAAGACCTAGCCCAAGAAGCTGCTAATGCTTTGAATTCGCTCATAATCCTAGCCTTTCGATAAGTTCAGCGGCTTTCGCTGGAGTTATAGAGATTTCGAAGTGCATTTCGTCAGAACGATGACGGAAATCTCCACCCCACATCATGCCGTACTTCTTGGCCAAAGCTCTCAACATTGGCACTTTCTCGCTTGGGAATGTCCCCTTCTTTCCGAGAGGGTGTTTGGTGGCATTGAGGTCGATGGCGGTGCCGGATGAATGATTGCTCAGCTTGTCCGTGGCCCCACGAACCATCCGAAAGCAATAACCCCAATCATCCAATGCACCACCATCGATTGGCTCAATCAGATCGTGGAACTCTTTGCAGAATCCAGCAACTAACGGCGCGACGGCTTTTGCACATCGAACCTTGAGCTTCGTCCCCTCAATAGGAACACTCACTATGCCAATCTCTGCGGCGTCTTTAGACGCGACCCAGTTATTTTGGCTTAGAAGTTGGCTCATAGCGAATTCTCTTAGTCAAGTGTTCCACTATGAAAGCAGTAACTTTGCTTCATCGGCAGTTATGCCTAGTTTGTCTAGTAGTGCGGCTTTGTCTGTTTTTGTTTTTGCATCTTCTGCTTTAATAGCATCATTTGCCAATTTGTCGATTTCTAATTGAGCCAATTCTTCCGCGTTCATTTCACGTTCAATGACTTCACCTGTTGAAACATTGTGGATTTTAATCATTTGTTTTGTCATTATGAGACTCCATATAGTGTGTAAGTGCCAGCGGTTAGTGTCAATGAAGACCCTGTTTTTATGGTTAGTGTAGTTATAGCAACGGCCGTTGCTTGATTTGAATAAACACCAGAACCTTTAGAATAAGTATTTGAAGCATTCACAAAGTTAATGTCTGCTTGTATATTCATACTACCTGTTGTACTTGTATAATCATAAAAAGTGCAATTGACGTGATTCAATCCACTTGTTCTTGACCACTCTTCACTGCCATCGCTAAATTCAACGGCTCCTCTAGTTGATGAACCGTTGTTTGTCGCCGTTGTGTTATTGTGAGCATAAATACTTCTCACGTAATTTGTAGTTACTGCATTGTAAGTTACCTGTAAAGTTTCGTTTCCGCTGTCCCATTTTGCACCATAAATACTCAATTGTAGATGTTTATATGTTCCAGTAATTGAAGAAAGCACAACAGTGCTACCAGATAGGCTGCCAGTTGCAATTACTGTCAGACCACCGCCGCTTGCTGGTGTAGCCCACTTCAAGCCAGTAGAAGCGGTACTATCCGCCACAAGTGTTTGGCCATTTGTGCCTACTGCAAGTCTGGCCGGAGTGTTATCCGCAGTCGCAGTTAAAATGTCACCTTTTGCATCGACTAAAGACTTTGGAATCGCAGCGTTTGCCAGATCGTACGAAGTCTTAACTGAGTTCGGCGTAGCTGCGGTTGTTGTCGATGTGCTAGATGTTGAATCAGTAAGTTGCACCGCTCCAGATTGAGTAGTGCTTGAAGCTTGGATTCCGACGGTTACATCGCCAGATGTTCCCCCACCTGTCAGGGGACTCGTTGCGGTGATTCCGGTTATGTCTCCGGGATTTGGTGAGACCCAAGTAAAGTCCATATCCGTATTCGTAGCCTTTGAAAGAATCTGGCCTGTAGTGCCGCCAAGTAAATCACCCATTGAAGTTGCGACGGCTTGACCAAAGACTTCAAAGTCTGCAGGTAAATCCGTTACTAAATCTGTGGCCGTTGGCATTTGCCAGCCAAAGGGAGTCGTGGGATTGCTCATTTGTTCTCCTTACGCGACGACAGTCGCATCTTGCCATTCGAGAGTTCCCGAAATGGTGTTCCATTTTTCTAGTACCGATACTTCTTGCCATTTCATAGCTTGAAGGCTGAACGCTAACGGTGAAAGCAAAGCCGTCACCGAGACCGAATTGTACGCTGCCCGGAACGTCCATCCTTCAACGAAACCCTGATAGTTTCCGGCAGACATATTTAATGGCAAATCCGAAATAATAAGAGGGAGTCCCATAAAGATGTTAATTAACGCATCCCGGTCGGCGTCGTCTATTTCCGGATTAGTCAATTCGTACGTGATCTGATTAAACATCGGCTGCGGATAGGCTCGCAGAGTTAGATAAAAAGCTGCTTGGTCATCGGCATCGGTGTGATTCTTCAAGGTGGTCGTAACTATCTGAGCCAGACGACCATAAAGGGCTATGGAATCCAAGTCCTCAAATGGAGTTGTTTCATTGGCCGAATTGGCTCCATATTTCAAAGTCACCGAGTTCCGGACATCTCCGGCTCGCGTTTGGATTGTGATGCCGTTGGATAGGGCTTGAGCTGCTGAAAGTTCTGTATAGCCATTAGTCGCCAGATAAATACTCCGGTGGGTCGAATCGGCATAACTGATACGGCCCTGAGCATCCTCATAAATATAACCCAAGCCCGACGTAGCGAGGGCAGAGACCAAAGAATACACCGTCGTCCGTTCGGCACTTCTCGCGGCTAAGTCATAATTGCCAGGAGTATCAATCTCACCAAGTCCCACGTTCTCTGCGTTGGCCCAAGTAGTCGTCGGATTGTACGTGGCCCACGTTAAAGCGGCTGGAACTTCGCTCCAGTTATTAAGAAGCAAATCTTGCAATATATGAAGGATTTGAGTTCCGTCATGGGCTGAAGCTAGTGTCCCATCGGTAAGTGCTTTAGGAAGTCTGGATAATGCGCCGAGTGCAATAATCGAGATGATCTGATTGATTCCAACGACGCCTGAAGTAGAAATAGAGATAGACACATCTGTAATCGTTCCACCGAATATTGGGACGAAAGTAGCTGATGAATCTTTGAGTTCAATAGTCACAGAGTCGTTGATATTTATATCAACCGCTGATTGGTCAAGATTTATGAGCTGCATATTTACATAACCGGCATTGGCCTGTTCGTAGATGTTAGTCCGGCCAGAAGTTATCGTGAGATTGGCAAGCGTAAAGTTGGTATAAATCGTCCCATCAATAGTGACGCGCCAGATTGGATTCCAGAGGGTCATACGGCTACCAGATTACTAGAACCCCCGGTGCCACGATAAGCGGAATTGTTGAGAGTATCTACAATCGTCCGAGCCGTACCTTCTGGGTCAATTGCTCCATTGACGGTGATGCTGATACGTGCAGCATTTTGAGAATCCGTGAAACCACCACCGCCCATGGCAGCTAGTCGAGCCGCATTCTGTGAATCGGTAAAGCCACCACCTATGCTGGCCGCAGCCTTAGCTGCAGAACTAGCTGCAGAAGAGACGGCCGAAGAGGTTGAAGATGTTCCAGAAGTAGAAGTCGATGGAACTGCAATCTTTGGGATTGTTGTAGAGGTCGTAACGCCTGAAGTTGAGACGGTTGGCATTTTGACGGTAGGGGCTCCGCTGACCGGGATGGTTGGAATATTGGGTAAAAGTGGGATTGAGTTATATTTAGTAATCAGCCAGTTAATAACTCCGATGGCAGATTCCACGGCAGTCGTGATTGCTCCAATAATGCCGCCAATAATATTTATGACACCGCCAGCAATCTTTCCTACGATCTGAAGTGCTGCTCCTAAAGTCGTTCCAAGAACCGGTGCAACGTAATCTGCGATTAACTTTCCGAAAGCAAGAAAGGCATCCATATTGTCACCGATTGCATCTTTGACGTAGGCCAAGCCTTTAAGGAGACCGTTCCAGATTGGAATAAATACATTGCTGAGAGTTGTAGCAAGATTCGTAATATAAGAAGTCAATCCGCCAGATTTATCTGAAAAGGCGTTCGATAACTTTTCTACGATTGGGACGACGTATTCTGTGAAATATCCGACTAACTTCTCCAAGATAGGAAGCAAGGCATATCCAACTGTCTCTTTAGCTTCGTTAAGTGTGGTCTTGAGAATATCCATCCGGCCTTGAAAGGTCTCGGCGTTCTTAGCTGCTGCGCCACCAAATAAGTCGGTTAGACGTTGCTGGACTTGGGTGAAATCCATAGTCTTAAGTTCGGCCGATGATAATCCAACGCCTAATTTTCCGAGGGCAGTCGTGTTCCCGTCATAAGCCTTGCCTAACGAATTTGCCACACTTTCGAGCGGTTTGCCCGTTTGCGTAGAAATATCAAGGGCCAAAGAAAGAAGCTCTTGTGCTTTACTCGCATCTGAAGTTGAGAGGGCCAGTCGAGATAGGGCCGGACGAAGTTTATCGTCCGAGACTCCGGTGGCCAAAGACATTTTGAGAATCTGCTTTTCTACCGAAGCAATCTGGTCATTTGTTGCGCCAGTTGCGTTCTGTAATGCGCTGGCTAATTTAACCTGAGATTGTTCATCTTCGATGGCCGCTTTGACTCCATCGACGCCAATCTTGATTGCGTAGGCACCAGCCGCAGCAGCTGCGGCAGCAAAGGCTAGACCGGCCTTCTTTCCGAAGTCTGTAACCTTGCTACCAAAAGAATCAACCTCGGTGGAGCCGACATTGAGATTCTTTTTCAGATCATCAATATCAGCCAGAATGGATAACTTGAGAGTTCTTGAACCAGCGGCTGCCATGTTACGTCCATTCCTTTAAAATCTTTGTGAATGCATTTTCCCACTCATTAACCAAATATGGTTGCTCTTTGCGGAGTGTCGGATAGATAAAGTAACCGCGAGAACCACGTCCTTCTTTACCAGACCAGACTGGGAACTGCTTAAACTTGTTAGACCCGAACTCGTAACCGCCCCAGAGTTGTTGAGTCGTGCCACCGCCGGAGAACTTTTGAGACACAAAGCCGAAAGATAGTTCTCCGACTTTGGACGACTTACTCACTCTCGAACCGTCAGCAATCCTTGACGCAGCTCTATTTCTTGCCCCGGAAGCCGTACTAATAATCTTTGATTGCAGATAAGTAGCCAGACCATTGGAGACGCCTTTAGCTTGAGAGACGGCTTCTTCGTCCATCGCCTTGAAGGCCCGGATAATGCCACGCAAGTCAGACTTGTCGTATGCGATCATCTCACTTGCCATTCCGCTGCTCCATAATCTCGATTGCGGTTAATACGTCTTCGGCGGTCTCGAACTCGCTGCGACTTAGACCGGTCGCGATGGCCAAGTCCCAGAGAATTCTATTTAGGCTTCCGACGGCGTAACTTTTGGGCTTTCGTCATCTCCGACCTTTACTTCGACGACTGTGTCGCACCAAATATCGAAAGGCTTGACGGGCTTACCGCCACCCTCGCGCTTCATAGCGTGATACGCCAGAAATAACAGGTCAGATATTCCTATCTTTTCCTGAGCTTGGGAGACGATAAATCCCGTCTTGTTTTCCCACTTAGCCCACTCTGGCGGTTGCGCAGTGTAGGTCTCAATGGTGCCGCCGTTATATTCGATTGTGATTGGTAATTTCATGCTCCCGATTCCTTATCTCTAGTCTAACGCTGGTGTGGTGACGCAGGTAAATGAAAGTGAAGCGGTTAATGCGTCTGGCGCAGAACCACCAAGTGAAGGGAATATTGGCTGAACTTGGAACACGTATGCGACGCCTGCAACAGTAAAGAGAACTGAAAGCGGTGTATTTGGTGTAGTAGCTGCGGCGTTCCATAATGCTTCACAAAGTGATGAAACTGCTCCGAAATCTTGCAGCATTTCAACCGCAAAAGTTCCCTGAGAATCTGTCGTGTAATAAGCTTTGCCATCGAGGGTCTGGTACGTATTGATTGTCGAATCGATGGTAAGTGTGGCCGATGTAGCTTGAGCATCATAAGTATCACCATCGATGGTGAATGTGATGTCTCTACCGGTGATGATAGTGGTCATTTTTGCTCCTAGTTTTCTGAGTAGTAGGTGGAGACTTGTAAATCCGACGTAAGGAATTTACCAGTCCCGACTTCTAAAGGTGTCGGTTGATTGACGTTACCGACCACGTATCCGGGTGGCATGGCCCCCAGAATGCTTATCATCAGCTGCTCCAAATTATCGAGGGCTGCTGCGTTATTGTTATATGCCACGACTCCGGTTACGGTCAGATTGACTCGAACCTTTGTAATGGCTCCATTAATAAGATTTGGCTCCAGATACGGTGCATCCGGAATTAAACATACTGCCGGAGCAATTAAAGCTTCCGGAATGCCGTTATAGACCGAGGCAACGACTCCTGAGAGGGAACTCGCTAACGGTGTTCGGACGTCTGCTTCGATTGTCACATTGCCATCGTCTCTACATCGATGAACGGCCCTAGAAGGCCAATCACTCTGTTCGTTAAACTTCTTCCAAGTACGAATGGCGAAGGTTGAAAGTTGTCGCTCATGATCTGATTGCCCGGAGCAGTTACGGACTGAAATATCTCCACACTTACGACCAAGATGGCCGATTGGATTGGCGCGACGTTCGCGTAAAGTTCTGCGGATGAAGCTCCATCGAGGGTGGCACTTCCGGCCGGAATAATCGTATGGACTACTTGGTCGGCTTCGGCAGTAGCTGCAGAGAACTCAAATCCTGTCACCGAGTGCGTGGTAACTGTATATGTTGCATCTAAATCGCCGCAACCGGCAACCACGACGGATTGACCTACCGCAAAGTAGCATGGCCGGATTGTCGTAAAATAGACGACACCATCTGAAATGCGTGTAGTAGTGATTGCCGATTGGTATTGCGTCAGCAGCGGAAGGATGGTCTGTTCCGCAGAATCAATAATCTGGTCAAGATAAGTATCGTCATAAAGAGATTCAGAGACGCCAAGTATCGCTCGCAGTTGGTCAGCGGTAATGATATTCGGCATCTCTGTTCCCTTCGTCTGCTCGGCTAGTTCGGGAGCGACCTAGCCGATGATTGATTTTCTAATTAGTCCTTATTGAACGCGTATGCGCCAGCCGCAATCTTTGTGGCCGTTGCTCCATATCCATAAACAAGGATTCCGATAGAACCGTCGGAGATGATATTAGTGCGAAGCTCCAAGCGTGGAGACTCGTACCATGTGTATGCGTCACGGTTGATGACGTACATAGAATCGTCACCTGTGCCTGATAGTGCGGTATCAACCCACAAATCGATGCCATTTACTGAACCGCGCAAGCTGCGAGGTTGTGCATTTCCAGCCGCATTTTGCGGAGCGATTGCATTGTAAATTGGTCTTCCGTCCACGTTGAAGCTCATGATTCGGCCCCACATGGCTGGACTCACGACGATTGCGTCTGCGAATTTGAAGGTGTTTGAATAAACACTTACGGCACCAGCTGAAACCCATGCAAGCAATTCTGCCGCAGTGATGTCTGTGCCATAACCGGTTGCAGTCTTAGTTGCACCAGCGATGATTTGTGCTGAGTTATAAGCATTCGTTGCACGTGCATATTGTGAAGAAAGATTGCTGATAAGTTCTGTAAAGAACAATGGATCTGATCTGTCAGCGAGTTCGACGGACATTGTCTGGGAACCCTTGAAGGATTTGACATCCACGTTGATGAATTCGGATTCCATAACGGTTGGAGTTACTGGGTCGAGTTCGTCAATCTGGCTTACGTTTGGCAGTACCGTAATCTTTGGGATTTGAAATACCAATCCTGCGCTTGGAAGAGTGCCATTTGAAATCGAATCGATTGAGGCTCTTACATTGTCTGCAAGACCATTTACGACTTCGCGAAGTTGGCGTGTTGGAATTAAGCCAGGGTTATCTGTTGATGCAGTAGCTGCAGCGATGAACGCGCGAGATTCTTCTGAACCGCGAGCCGCTTTAACTTGGTGCATAAGATAAGTCTCTGGTGACACGATTGGATTTCGTGCTGCGATGAAATTAACAGGCTTTGGTGCTGCTGCGGCCTGTACTGACTGCGAGGCTTCTACCGTCTCGGCGGCAGGTGCTTCTGTGACGGTGTTTTCCACTTCGTCTCCTTCTGTTGGTGTTGGTGATTCTGAATCATCGGATGATGGCTCAGAAACTTCGTCTGGTGCGGTAGTAGCTGCGACATTAGAGACGCGAGCTGAATTAAAAGCCGGATTATGCGTTAAAGCGACGCCGACAAGTTCAGCCGAATTGACGACCATAGTGCCGTCTTCATTGTGACCGAAGTCGATGGCATTAGCTTCCACACTAAAGCCGTCGCGGAGTCCATCGATTGCTTCCTGAATCGCGTCTGAGCCAGCGGTCGTCTTTGAGATTTTAAAGGTGGCATTGATTGATTTGCCATCTGGTGAGAACTCCATGCTTAAAGTTTTCCCAATCGGTCTTGAAGAATCATGCTCAAGGTTAAGTTTTACATTAGCCGGATTAAGTGACCCGGATTTAAACATCACCTTTCCGGTGGATGCGTTGGCTGGTGTATCGAACGCGACGATTTGGCCCGTAATAGTTCGAGCTTCTGAATCGGCTGCGGTAATCGTGAACGGTGTAGTTACCTTCATTTAATCATCTCCTCGGCGTTACGGATTTCTTCAACAGTGATTGCAGGATTGCCCTGAGCATCAACGATTGAATTCAGTGTTTTGTATATGTTGGCGCGTTCTAAATCGGAACCGCGTAGATAGTCGCTCAGATCGTATTTAACTTCCTGAGACTGTGGAATAAAGTCCGGCATGGACAGACGTTCAGATATTGAAGTCATAAGTGGGATAAGTGAAAAGTCCAGCAAGGTCTGGCGTTGAGTTGTCGCATTTGAGTACGTCATACTCGAACCGGTCTCAGCATCGACGTAATAAGCCGGGATTCCCGTAGCGCGAGCGAGTTCTGTCGCCACGTATGAACGGGCCTGATTGAGTTGTAACTTCTCAGGGTCAAAGCCAACAGTTTGAAGCTCGACATCGGCATTAAGAAAAGCCGTTCCGCGAGAACGTCTGGCTGCACCCCAGGAGTCGAGTAACTTGGCGATTCGGTCTGCTGGAAGTGCAGTTCCATTTGATTTTAATACCATTGAGGGAACCGGCTCGCGAGCGTACATAGCCGCCGCGCGTTCGAGTTCGGCACCGGTGCGAATAGTTGCACCTGCTCGATTGAGCAGACCTTCATCGTTTCCGTTGAATACGACGAGACTTCCAATACCGGAATTAGGAACCGGAGTTCCATCAACCATGTAATATTCGATTTCGGATGCAATCGAGTTTGTCTGGATAGTTACGCGAGCAGGTGATACGCGCTGAACACTACGCACCCTGTACGTATCGGCAAATAACTCAGTGATCTGCCAGTACGCATAACCATAAAATAATAAATCTTCACAAGTCCAGACGTATGTCGCGCTTCCGGGAATACGTGGGTCTGGAGTTCGAATAACGCGTGGAGTTGCGTCTTCGATTTCCATACCGGTTGAACGGTCGATGACTTCAAGACCAATCGATGCAATCGATGAGCAGATTATATTTCTGGCTCTGGCTACGGTTGGCACCATCATCGCTTGTTCGCGTGTAGCGGTATTTGCGCCGCCGAAGAAAGGCGTTAAAGAATCGAGAGACGTTACCGGCCCAAGAGAAGCCGAGACGTCGTAAGTAGGAGACGGCGTAGCCATTTCCACTTTACGAGTGGCAAAGATGTCGAGTAATCCCATGCGAGGATTTTCTCAGGCGTATATCACTAGCCGACCATTATGTCTGTTTCCGTCTCTGGGCGTGTCGCGAAGTGAGTGACAAGGGCAGTAGCCACTGCAGCGCATACCGCCGCCTGTGATGCTCTACGTCCTATGACCCAGCCCCCATCGCCTCGACGAAGTTGCACCGCCGAAAGTATCTGGGTCGTGAGTTCGTTCTGTTTTCCGGAGTGCTTGAGTCTGCCGGAGTTGATAGCACCAAGCATTTCGTCGCAAGCCTGCGGATAATTCGAATCCATGTCAAAGGTAGGAATACCGGCTGGCACCAGTCGAGAAGCTACGGCTCCGCTTGTTCTCTTGCTATAAAGCAGATACTCAATCGGGAACTTGCGGCAATAAGGCGCAACGTCGTTAGCGATGGCCTTATCATCGAGCTGCAGCGGATTGCTCCAAGTGTGGAGTAGTTTAATCATAAAGGATTCGTCGCCTAATTTCTGAGCGGCAATAAGGGCTCCGTGTTTTCTGTCCGGTGAAAGGTCGAGACCCAGCCAAGTCAATTTCTCCGGGTCAAGTTCGACATCTGGGTCGATGCACTTTTCCCATTCGGCTGCTCCCACGCAGCTAGAAATTGTCTGAACCCATCTGCACAAGACCTCGGTCATAACCACGTCGGCCGGGTCATTGAGTACGGCTTTAATGTTGTCGATGTGAATCGTGTGGCCAAGGGCAGGATTGGCGGCCTGCCAGTTACGGGGATCTGTTATGTCATCGGTTGCAGCCGACCATTCGAAATAGCCGATGTCATCCTTGGCTCCGGCCATAGCTGCGAGGCCACGTTCCCGGAACTGGTTGAGAACTACGCTATGCGAGTCCCCGGCATTCGAGAACGCGTTCACTTGCGGATTCTTGGCGGCCATCAGGGTGTAACGCAGAGAAGCAAAAGATTCGAGTTCGTGCATTTCGCGAAGTTCGTCAAGGTGTACGGATTCGGGCTTGCTCAATCCACGAGCTGCAGAACCGCCAGCCTTGATAACAAATCGGGTGCCGTGAAGGGTCTCAATTTCTTCGTTGCCGTGTTGCCATCGGATTCTCTTGACCTGCTTGGCCAAGTCGTCGTTAGCCTCGATTATATTTACGAGCTGCCTAAATTGCTCCAGAGAAGTAACTAAACGGTGAGCTGAGGCCACCTGAAGCGACTCGTTCCAATGGAAGAGCCCCATCGCGATACGTGCGAGCATATAAGTCGATTTCCCAGATTGTCTGGCTACCACGACGCAGTTGATTGGAGTCGCCCATCTACCATCGGGTTTGACCTTCAGCGAGTGTTCGGCCACGAACTTCTGCCACGGCATAAACCCGTTCTCATAGATCTGATTGGCAAAGTCTATGAGTTCCGGGCCTCTAGACGGTAAATCATTGAGCGGAGAGTGGATTCTTGGCGTCGGTGAGCCATATAGCGTAGCTGATGACGGCTCTGAAAATC